TCCACCTTTTCTTGTTGCATCATAAGCAATATTAGTAGTTTCAAATGACATTCTGGGTAATGTAATTTGCACTGCACGATTTAGATCTGGTTGTTGTTCTAATCTTGCTAGGAATTTTTGCATAGGACCATAAGCAAGAGGAACTCTCATATCACTACTTTCTTTACCAGCACCATCTCGATGACGAATATGAATGTCATTAAAAATTGTACCAAAAGCAATTATGGTTTTTCTGAGTATTTCGTGGTAGTAATAAGTTCCTAACATTAGAATGTACCGAATGGATTACCTTCTGAGAAATCAAGTATATCGTCTGCTTCAGATTCGATAATTTCGTTTGACTCAAAGGTTGTGTCTTGGTTATCTTCATCGAAGAAATCAAGTGAATAATTTGTCATTACAGAAGATCCAAATGAAACTACAGTTGTGACACCAGTAGTATTTAACGATAATATACTTATATTAATTTGACCTGCACCAATATTTGTAACAGTTGCTCCAGTTCCTATGACAGGTAGTTGACCAAATTCTAGAGTATTTAACTCTTGATTTAAACTGATACCAGATGTATTAATACCTGTAATTAATGTAGTTGTAACACCAATCGTTGCAACAGTAGTCAAACCAACAATAAAGTGTGTAGATTCAGTTGCCTGAATAGTTTCACCAGGAATAAATGCTTTCTGAGTTGATCCAATACCAACATTTGATATTTTAAGAATCTTAGTATCAATATCCCACTCTTTAACTCTTGCTTCAATACCAGAAGACATGCCTCTAACGACCTCTCCTCTTTCAAAATTACCAACACCACTAATAAGTGATGGATTTGCAATCGTTATGGTTGGAGCAGTAGTATATCCAATACCTGCATTTTTAAGAAGAATATCAGATATTGTGTTGTCTGCCAATAGATTTACCTCTGCAGCAGCTGGTGATGTACTAATTCCTGTAATTGTTACGATAGGTTTTGCAGCATAACCAACACCATTGTTAGTAATAGTAAAGTCAACAATACCAAAGTTTGATTGTTCAACCGCAGCAGTTGCAGCAGCACCTACCCCACCTCCACCTGTAATAGTGACTGTTGGTGGCGTTGTGTAACCAGCACCTGCATTGGTAAGTAATATTCGATCAATTGAGAATATACCAGATCTTGTGGTTGTAATAGCAACAGCAGTCGCATCTACATTACCTGCAGCAAACGGTGCTGTAGAAATTGCAACATTTGGTGTGCTTGAATATCCACTACCATCATTATTTAACACAATCTCACGAATATAACCTCTACCTGATGGATTTATTGTTGCGTTAGCAGTTGCTGTTACACCAGTTCCAATTAATTGAAGAGTTGAAATATACCCAGTATCTTCAAGTTGAGAATCAATTATATCAATACCAGTATCAATAACCTCATCCTCATATTCAAATAGTTCACATTTAAGTTGATATACGTAATTTTTTCCTAATTGATAGAATGGTTCCTCATGTTCTACAAATTTAACTTCAAATAATCTTGCTCCAAGTGGAAAAAATATAATATCTCCTTCACGAGGTCTTGATGCTAATTCATAATCTTCATCAGATTCTAAAAATGGTGATATGAAATCTTCAAATCTTTCTCTTGATATAGTGAGAGTAAGTTCATCTCTTAAACTCACACCAAACTTAGTCATGATGTCTCCTTGACCACCATAACCTTCATAGGTATTTACATATGCCTCTAATAAAAAATTATCATCAAAAGCAGATGATTGTACTTCTTTAATTATTGTTTGTTTTCTTACAAATTTTCTTGGAATATAAGTTACTTCAACACCATAAATTTTGAGTTGTTCATTAATTAAACTTTGAACAAGTCTTTGTTCACTCTGAGATCCTTGTAGAAAAAAGGGATTTAATGCCATCGATCATTACCCTATAAAATCAAGAGGAGGTAATTCATACTCAAGCATCATCTTCTCTTTGATTCTCTCTAAATCTCTTTCAGCATCGTCATATATTTCTCTTCCATTCAATTCTAATCCACCTGGTAACTTGACTCCTCTAAACTTAATTAAATTTTGTCCCCATTGTCTTTTAATTAATGCAGTTAGATATAATTTTACAAAATAATCATTATAAACCTGATTGAATGTCTCAGGATCTAATGCTCTTTGACAATCTATCACTAAGAAATTACCAGCTTTCTGTGCACCCCAATCAATATCCATGTATAATCTATCTTGTCTCTGGTTAAATCTTACTTGAGCTTCAGGTGTAAGTAAAAAATCAATGTCTTCAAGACGAGTTTTTGTCATACTGTATTGAAGAAGTTCAACAGAATTGAAATAATACAAATCATTTAAAAATAACTGATATTTAATACTAAACATGCTACCAGATATCGAACTGGTATCAAATTTAAATATTTTATGCACACCTACAACAGATTCAGGTATTTGTAAAAAATTTGAGTTTTCATAAAATGTTGTCGTGGTAGTTCCGTAACCAGGTATACTTGTTGATGTTGTTGTAGTGGTTACTATACCTACGCCTGTTTTACTATTAGGAGTGCTTTCACCAGCAACATCTGCACCTATTCCTCTATCAATATCTCCTTGAGTAATTTCATACTTAAGGTACATTCTCTCAACACCATCAAAATGACGTTCGTTGAAAAGTTGTATTGCATCATCTACTAAGTCATCAACTTGATCATCATCAACGTTTATCTCCAAGACAGGAGCACCCAACTTCCTAAAACAGTAGTCAATTAATTGTTGTCTAGTTGCTGGTTTCGCCATCTTCCTCGATATCTGCTAATAGATTGTCGTATTTTTCTTGGAGTTCAAGTTTTTCTGCTAATAATTCTTTTTGAGCATCAAGATGATCTTGTACAATTGTTTGTAATTTTGCTTCAAGAAGAATATTTTGGTTGGTTAATGTAGAAATTTTTTGGTTATAAATTTTAATCAAAGCATTCACATCAACATCATTAGAATTTGTCATAGTTTAGAACGAGCCTCCATCAATCGTCGTTGTCCATTTTGGAATGTTGTTTACATCAGTGGTTAGTATAAAGTTAGAAGTAGTTATACCAGCAGCTGTACCAGCAGCACCAACCTGTTTACCTGTTGTATCGAAATAAACGATACCATTTCCAGTAGTGTCATAATCACCATTCTGGAAATATATTCCTTTAATATCTAGGAAACCTTTTGTACCACTTACCAGATTATTTACTATCGTTGCTTCAGGAATATATGTAAATGATCTTTCTGGTGCATTACTTGCATCACCACCTAAATCGTGGTATCCAAAGAAACCTGTTTTTTGATTACCAGCACCTGAACTTGTATTATAACCAAATGCTACACCACGATCAGTATTTGTGTCAACATTTGCTGTCACAGTTAATTGGGTTGTGGTTGCAATGCCACCAACCTGAACAGCATTAGTAATTGTAACCAATGCCTCATTTAAATCATAAGTTGAAATTGTAGTTCCAGCTGCTATATTTGTTCCAGAGATGCTATCACCTGTGTTAATACCAGCAGTTGTATCAAGTTTGATTGTGCTAACACCAGCAAGTGCTGTCATCATGACAGTTCTTGTGCTAGTTGTAACACCTAAGTTGATGATTGGATCATTTAGATTAACTGTAAATGAGTCAACAGTTGTAGTTGTACCATCAACTTGTAAGTCACCTTTAACAATAACTGTACCTTCATTACTTAAACCATCTGGATATGGGTCAATATACAGAAGATTACCATGACCTTGTTTAGTTGAAATAATGTTTGATGAAATTCCAACACCACCTAATCTTGCATCTAAGGCAGTAAGTGTTCCTCCTGTTTGGAAAATATCACCTTGGAAAGTTGATATACCAGTAACTAATAAGTTACGGATAGTCATCTCATCAACAAACAAATCATCTTTAATATGAAGATCACCACCTACAAATAAATCACTAATAAAAGTACCAATACCTGTGAATGTTGAAACACCAGTAACACCTAAGTTTCCACCTATATTAACACTCTTCTCTATACCTACTCCACCTTCGACTGTGAGAGCACCTGTATCTTTTGTGGCAGAATCGGTAACATCATTCATAACAATTGCTACACCGTTCTCATAGACCCAATCAGCACCAGTTACGTTGATTCTATCATCACCAGATTCATCATATGTTATTTTTGAATCCTTACTATCACCAAAAGTTAAAAATATATTAT